TGTGTCATATTAGCTGCTACTTGATAAGTGCTAACACTCCAAGTATAAGGACTAGCTGCCCAAGTAGTATCTGCTGCAGCCCAAGTGCTTTGACCCATTACCCTTCAACCCCAGAGTATATATTCCTTATTCTCATAGCTGAACCAGAGTGCCTATCATTGTGGTCTGCTTTTTGTAATTTATCTATTGCATTGCTGTAACCGTTTAACCACACAGCTACTCTTTCATCATTTTTAATAAAAGGCTCTGCTTCTAAAAGAGAACCATATAATAACACATCTGGTGCATTTTTAGTTAAGTAATTACTTGTTACAGTTCCTGATGTACCATCGCCTAATGCTGTAAACTTTTCATAAAAAGCCATCTCAAGTTCATAAGCAGAATCAGGTACTGGTGACAATTGAATCTCATCACCTATTAAAGTGTAAGCTCTAGGTTTACCAGTAGCACTACTGCCATATAACCTATCTAACATTTCTGGGGTAATGTACTCAAGAGCTGCAGTAGGGTTTGTATTTAATTGAATGTTACGCATTTGCAAATAACCACCCGGTAAATTAAAATACTTTTGGCCTGATGTTGTGTACATTATACTTCTTACTTCCATAGGTCGTATGCGTAAGTCTCTGCTTATGCGTGCTTCTGCTAGTGCAATAAAATCTGGTATCCTTGCAGTCAAGTCTGACCTGTCTAACCAATCTGCTACTGCGTCTTTTAATTCTGTAAATGTACCTAATGCCATTATAGTTTTCCTTTAGTAGTTCGCCACATAGCGTTGGCTGGGTCGTTCATCCATACTTTCATTCTTTCTTGATTTCCCCATATTCCTTCTCGCATCATCTGCTCTACCACAATCATGGGTATGCTTGCTACTTTGTGTGACATTACTGAGTCACCTTTGTATTGTGTGCTTCTGTTGTGGAACTTTTCTTTGCTGTTTAAGTCTGATAATTTCTTAACTATTTTATCATTTTGCTCACTAGCAATAGTAATGCTTCCATCTAAATTTGATATTATTTCTGTTTTAATTGGACTTGTCATAAAGTAAACCACCCCAGTTGCCTAGGGTGGGTTATTAGGTTATATTAACCAGTTGTGTAGCGTATCTTAGCATTTGCTGCTTCGTTACCACAATGTAGACCATACTCAACTAAGAGCATTTTCTTTTCTGAGTCACCATCTTTTGCAATATCCACTGTTTGGAAATCACGCAAGTAGTTGACTGACCACATATCGTGGTCTAAGAAATATACAACGTCTTGGTCACAGAATCTATCCATAACAATGTTGTAAGTACCAAAGTCTGATACATAAACATCTACAGAGTTTTGAATAGTCATATTGTTATCTGCTACTGAGCGAATTGCATCAGCACGACCTGACATAGCTGTGATTAGTTTCTTGTTAGTTGCACCAAGTAGGATAGTTGACGCTTCACCGCCTTGTGTCCATACTTTTTCCGCAGCTAAAAGAACATCAGCTTCAACCATTGCAGCGTGAGTGCTAGAAGAACCAGCATCTACTACGTTAGTTGTAATCCAATGGGCAGCACCACGAGTCTCACGAGCAGTTGTTGCATTACCTGCAGCAGCTGCGTTGTCAGCTAATAGTGAGCCTTCCATATCACGTTTTAGTTCTTTAGAAGCCTTTGCTAGCTGGTGAGCTAGTTCAGATTTCTTACCAGCGTTATCAACTGTCTCGTGAGTTCCAGTAACCTCAACAACTTTCTTAGAAATTTGTGTTTGGTTAGTTAGACGAGTAGTTGCAGTAGTAGCTGCAGTACCTGCTGCTGCTCCTTCCACATGGTAGTTATTAATTACAGCTGCAGCTAGTGCATCTGTTTGCCACTCAAATAGAGTGTTAGATACTGAACCCTTGCCAGCAATGCTGGACATGAATGGAGTATCTGTTGGTGAAATATCATAGATGACATCTGACAAATCCTCACGGATTGCAGTTGCATCGTATGTTTTAAATTGTGTAGGCATTACCTATCTCCTTAAAGCATATCATAAAATAAGGAAGCAGCATCATCTTGCTTGCCGGACTTCCTCAACCTTGCACGCTTTTTCTTGGCTACATCATTGGCTGCATCTTCATTTGAATTTCCTCTTCCAGCTTTTTGTACTTTAGGAACTTTCTTTACTGCTTTCTTTTTAGGAGCAACCTTTGTTGTTAGTTTGTCAAACTCCATAGCTTTCTTTATAATAAGAACACTGCGGTGGTCTGCTAACTGGTTAATCTCTTCTGGAAGAAAGCCTACTGATTTAGCGTACTCTTGTACATCTCTTTTAATAGTAGAACTTGAATCATTCCATTCAGGTAAAGCATTAACTAATCTAGAGTATTCTTGTTGAACAAAATGTGCTCTAGCTTTTTGTGCTGCTTGTTGCTGCTCTTGTTGTATAAGAGTTTGTTGCTGCGTTACATTGTTTACTTGTTCCTGTGCGTCTCTGTACTCATCTTTTTTAAGCATGTACTGATATGGGTCTTCATCTTTTAAAGTGTTCCAGTCAGTTTTTTCAAAATCTTGTAGCTTGGCACTTTGTTGCTCTTGCAACATCTGTAAACCATTTGCGTACATTTGCCTCTCTTGCTCTAACTGCATACGCTCAGATTGAATTGCTTCTGTTTCTTTACGCTGCTCTGCTAGTGCTTGAGACTTACGAGTATAGTCAGCCTGCCTTTGATAACCATTCTTGAGTTCATCTATACCAACTTCTAATTCCTCTCCATCTACTTTTATTGTATACTTTAAGTCTTCTTCAGCTACTACATCATACTCTTCTTCTTCGGCTACCTCTTCTTCAGTTTCTTCTTCAGCTTGTCCTTCTTCTTCAGATTCAGGGGCTTCTTCTTCTACCTCTTCAGCTTCCTCTATTTCCTCTACCACTTCCTCGTCTACAGGGGTATCGGTTTCCTCGCTTGCGGTTTGCTCTTTTGAGTCCCACATACTTAGGATTTTATTTTGTGCATCAGCAGTTGTACCTGCTTGTGCTCTATTATTATTTACAACTTCTTGGGTGTTCTCTGCAGAATCCATTGGTTACTCCTCACGCTTAATTAAAAAATTCTTGCTCCTTCTCAGCAAGTTTACCAGTTTCAAGCACTGATTGTATATGTTGATGTACTAAATCTAATGCTTTAATTGTTATATATAACCTATCTCTTTCTATTTCTTCTGACACTTTAGTATTTAAAAGATGGTCTATCAACGCTTCTTTTACTGTACTTAAAGCCTCTATGTAAAGAGGATGTTCTAAAATTTGTTTAGCTTGGTCTGCCCTCGCTATCTCTTCTCCCTTGTTCATTCTTAACTCCCTATCTTAACTGCTCGTTCCTGTTCTCGTTCAAGTACAAGCTCTTGTTGTTTAAGTGCAAGCTCTGCTTTTTTAATTTCCAACTCTTGTGCTTTAATTTGCATATCAACAGACGCTTCTTGTTTCTTAAGTTCTAAATCTTGTTGTGATATTTGTGCTTCTAATTGCATTTCTTGTTGTCTTATTGCAGATTCTTGTTGAATCTTTTGCATCTTAACTTCTATTTCTTTAGCTCTAAGTTGAGCTTCTGCTTGTTTAGCTTGTTCTTCTGGGGATGGTCCTTGTTGTTGAGCAACATCAGCATCTCCGGGGTCTGTAATAAAATCATCTACATTCTTCATGCCCATAGCTTTTATTTGCTCTGCTACTAGATTGTATATATTCTTCGGCTTTAATAGCATACCTGCTTGTGGATGTTGTGCAATCATTTGTATTGTTTGCGACAGCCTACCTAAGTGCATAAGGTTCATGTCTTTATTGCCAAAGCCTAAACCAACTTGTGCTACACAATCCATCTTTTCTTTCCACTCGTGTGGGTATAAAGTAGTCCATGTGTTGTTTAGCCTAACTATCTTTTCAGGCTTTTCATATTTTTGTACTAGCATATAGACAGAGTTTGCTAAGTCTTTCATTCCTGTTTCAGCAAATATTCTAGCTATTAATTCTATCTTCTGCTGTGCTGCAGTCATTACTTGACCTACGCCTGTAGCAGTTTGATGTGACTTTAAGCCACCTTCAGATAGACCCATTGACTGCTTACTAACACCAGTTCGCTCTTCTCTAATACTATCTAAATACCCTAGCATATTAAAAGAGTTCTGGTCTAGTTGTGGTGTTCCCAGAGGGTTAACAGCACCCGGTGTACGCACTCGTACAATACCACCCGGTCTAGAAGTCATTAGGTCATCTAAATTTACTTGTCCTTCGACTACCTCATATCGCCCATTGTTTGTTAGATACATATTGTCTAACAAGTTACGCATTAGTGTAGTCTTAATTAGTTGAAGGTCAGAGATTAAGTCATATATACTCAGACCATAGAACTTATGAGGCATTGGGATAGGTGTAAGGGAGGAGAAGGGAACACTATCCACAGCCTCATTATCTAACAGTTCGTCTCCAACCTTCGTTACTTTTCTTAGTTCAGCTATTCCATCATTATCAAAGTCTACTCTTAAGTAACACTCTGTAACCCAGACTCCATCATCAATATCACCTTCTGGTGAATTGTCTTGCTCGTGAGAAAATCTAGAAAGTCTTTCTGCTTTGTAATCAGCTTCATCGTTGCTAAATACATTTTCTATTTTATTCTTAGGATAGCCTTGCTTTATTAATTCTGATTTAGTTCTTTTAACTCTATGTGCAACAAACCTTGCGGTATCTATTGTCTTAGCATATTTGTCAATTAAAAATTCTTCTGGTGGTACAGGTTCTATTCTAACCTGCCCATCTTCATATGTTCTATTTACTACAACATCATGTGTTACTTGTTGTGGTTGTAAAGACATTACATCTTCTTCACCACCATTTTCTGTATGTTCTTTTACTTCTACACTATCATCTAACAGCAAAGCCATAAATTCTTCTTCTGTTAAATTCTTGTATTCTTCTTTTAATGTCTCACTGCTGTCATCCCAGTAATGTTTTACAACACCATTTTTTTGTAGCAGTGCATCCTTAAACCACGAGTATATTGTTGTAAACCCCGGATTCTGTCTCATAATGACATAGTTTACATAATCTGTAGACTGCTTTGCCATCTCAACATCTTCTGGACCTTGCGGTTCAAACTGTACTACCTTGTCCCCTGAAGTAAATATCTTCATAAGGCTAGGCATAATCCATTCGATTACATCTGCTACATCTCTAGTGACAACCTGAGAACGACCTTCCTGCTCGTTACCATACTTTTTACCATAGTATCGGTCTAATGCGTCTGAGCGTTGCTCTGTAAGTTTGCCATCTTTGTAACCCAAAGCAGAGTTAATCTCTTGCTCTAGGTGAGCAGATAGCTCCCTCTTTGTCATTTTAGCCATAAATTATTTACCTTTATTAATAGGGTATGTTGTTTCTTTAGGTGGAGGTGGTGCAGAGACTGCCTTCATTATTTCTTTAAGGTCTTTAATGTCCTGTGACATCTCTAGTATTTTATTTTCTAACCATTTCGGATTCATATCTTCTCCTATACTATCCAACTTAAATCAGTCTTAGGGAGTTCCTTGCCCCAGACACTATCATTACCTGTAAACACAACATCTGTTACACATAAATACCGAAAAGCATCGCTAGCGTGTGATGTCCAATCGTGGACTGGTCGTTGTGACCAAATCTTTTTCTTGTCATCATAACTACTTCTATACTGTAGTAATGCCTCTAATCCTTTCTTAGTGTTGTCTAAATCAAACCAACACTTGTTTAAATAAGTTCTGGTAGTATCAATACCATCCATTACTTTTAACTTTGGTGCTACTTGAAAGTCTATGCCTAGGTCAAATGCTAGGTCTCGTCTTGACTTACCAGTAGAAAATTCTCTAACTACAATATCGTGAGGTGCAATATGTGCTCCGTAATGATAACCTTTCCTGTTAAGAACATCAATATAGTGAGGCAAACCTTCGTTTGAGTTCTCATAATAATCTATAACGTGTACTGCTTTTCCTATAAATTGACAGAACCAAATTGAGGTTGCGTCAGAAACCCCTAAGTCCCAGCTCGTTACTACTTGTTTAGCCGGGTCATAAGGGACTTTCCCCACTCGGTCTTCTTCATAGCAAGTTTCAATCTCTTTAGCATAATACGCACCTCTAAGTGCAGCAGACCAAGAACACTCGTATTCTTGTTCAAATTCAGTCTCTGCCATATCTTGTTTCGCAAGCTCCAATTCTTCATCATCTAGTATCCCTGTTTCACTCGCCTTGTATAAGAATCTAGCCCATCCCTTCTTCTCTGGTGCTGAGTGGTATAAATCATAAAAATCATTCTTTCCCTTTGGTGTACCAATAAATATGGCATACCCCTTCCTATCTGATAGTGCTGGCCTTACTACCTCAGAGAACATCTTTGGGTTCATCTGGGCAAACTCGTCTAGCACAACCCCATCTAAATAAATTCCACGAAGCGTGTCATAATTATCTGCTCCGTACAATTGTATTCTAGCTCCTAAGAAGTCGGCTCTAAGCTCGGCTTCATTAAATTTAACATCCGGGAATACAGCACATAATCTTTTTAATTCATCCCAAGCAACTGTCTTAGCTTGTTTAAAAAGTGGTGCAATGTATGCATACCTTGGTGCTCTTTTACCATCTCCTATATCTTGTACAGCAGATTTAATTAATTCGTTTACAGCAAATACAGTCTTGCCAAACCTTCTATGACATACTACAACATTAAATCTTTTAAGGTTAGTGTGTAGATGTCTTTGTAATTCCCTAGGAGTATAGGGTATTACTATAGGTTTCCTCTCCTCTTGCATAAATTAGTGTACCTTGCTGTTAGTATCCTTTAACATCTGGTTAGCGTCTGCAATATCGGCTTCATCCTTGGCCCATTGTATGTCAAACTGTCTATCTTCTACAACAACAGTATGTTTTGGACTCCAGCCTGCTTGCGTCTTTAGCCAAAACGTAGTCATGCTAGGATTTTCTCCAGATACTGCCATTTCATAGGCTACGCCTGCAACCCTTGCTGTACGTTTCTCTTTGCCTACCAGCAAATTGTGCATAAAATATTTAGTAAGAGTAGCATTACTAATGCCCATTACTTTTGCTATTGTATGCTGGTCTAAGCCTATAGTAACCATCTCTTCTACTTTAGAATAATCGTCATCCGTAGGTTTATACGTCTGTCCTCTTTTGATTCTAGACTTTTTACCACCAGCTTTCTTACTCTCTGCAGACAAACCTCCTGTTGGTCTACCTACCTTCCGTTCTAATTTGATTACAGCATCTGCTGGTACTATACCCTTGGCAGAAGCTACGGCATATCGTAATTCTTCTTCTAATTCTTTTTCTATTTCTCTAATTTCTTCTTTAGAGTGTACAGTAACTTTGCCCTTATTTGCCATATGTAGTATTATACCCTAAATTATTAAATATTGTTAGCTTTTACCTAGAATATTCTAATGATTGTTTATTTGTTAGTAGGAGGGGTGTTGCATCATTAGAGATTGCTAGGTAACTGCATTAGATTTTCTTAAAAATACTACAATATTATACCTTATAATCTAAGTTATAGTGAATTTATTTTCTTATCCCGAAATCTTATCCCGAAATCTGGGTAAGCCATTGAAAAAATTAGAATTTTGTACACAGGTCAGTTTCCCCGGATATAAAAAATTGGCGTTTGGGTGGGGTGGCCTCGACTTTCCCGGCTTTAAACATATATATGACTTCATACATAGGTATACATATACATTCATAGATACATAGCAATTCATGTACAGTAATTCATACAGGTTAATTCATAGTTACCAATTCATATACAGGGATTTATATATACCAATACATAATAATAAATAGATACATAGTTTTAATATAGGAAAATATCTTCGAGATTAACCCGGTTAATTTCAAGCCGTTTAAAAATTAATTGCACCAGATAAAAAGAAAACGCTTGACAATAAAATCAACATACATTATTATTGCGGTACTTCCTTGAGAAGTGCATCGCTTAAACAGGGTGTTGAGATTAACCCGGTTAATTTCGTTCTTTAAAAATTAGTAGTTAGTAAGGCACTTGGCAATAATGCATTAGTGCTGGCATAACTACGTTCATTAAATATAGGAAAATCAAATGTCAAAAAGACTGTTACAGGTTAGTACACCTACTGCAAAAAAGTATAACACGCCCTTTCGTTCTGTCATTTTAGAGCTTAATAAAAGTGCCTTAGATATAAAAGGCATAGAGTTAAATAAAACAGAGAAATGCAACGATTTAGTAGCTATATTCAAAGGCATTAATGCCAAGGAATTAGAAACTAAATGGCTAAATTTTCACAGGGAAGGCAATATCTGGTTACGACAAAAACAGGTAGAGGGAAAAGATGTCAACAGGGTAGACGCTATTAAAAAGCAAGGTTCAACGGCTACTGTTTTAAGCACTATAAGTAGATACATAAAAGCCAATAAAGTTATTGACTCAAAAACTACTTATTTTGACATCAAGAAACATTTTGCACCAGCGAAAGTTGATGATTTAACGAAACGAAACATCAATTCATTTAAGCAATTGACACCAGCCAATCAAAAAATGGCTTTGGATTTATTGAAAAAATGGAAGCAAAAGCAAAATGAAACCATGCTAAATGCACCGGCTAATTTAAAAACTGGTACAAATGGCTAGCAATAAAGCCCCCTTAACCGGGGGTTTTTTGTTTGATATTAACCCGGTTAATTCCGGATAAGGAGATTTTATGATTAACAATTTTTTGTTTGACATATTTTTATTAATATGTGTTTTAATTGGCTTATCTTGTGCCTTGATACCTTTTTATAAAGGCATTAATGATGAGATAAATGATAAATTTAAAAATGAGGACTAATACTATGGCTTATCCAGAAGTTTATAAATGTTGTATATGCAAAAAAGAGTTTGAGGGATATGGAAACAATCCAGAGCCTATCAATGACGATGAAGAGGAAAGATGTTGTGATGATTGCAATGGTATATATGTAATACCTGCAAGGATGGTGCAACTATTTGGATGAAGTATATTTAAAACGCTTGACAACTGCTATTCAATATGGATAATTGTTAGTAGTTGTAAAGCATATGGGCTATTGCTATTTACTCATGAGGGCGATAGTCCATATTCTTTATAACTAGAAGCGAGGTAACACATGAAAGATGATGTATGGCTCAAGCAACTGCATGTAGGCAGTGAGCATGAGCAAGTAAGAAACGTGTATAGTGGTGAAAGTGTAGAGCTTGAGCCAATTGAAATAGCAGTCTATGATTATATCAAAGGATGTGAAGCCATGAGACAATGGCACATGATGGATACTGCATTGGATTGGTTTAGGGTTAAAAATCCAACCGCATACATGGTACTTTTAGATTAACCCGGTTAATTTCAAGGAGGATATATGAAGCGAAAGATTGTCTTCAAAGGCAATACGCTTACTATGCATACATGCAAGAAAAATATCAAGCATATATACATAAAGCGTAAGGCTATCGAGGAAAATCTGTGGTATTGGGATAATCACTGGAAGTGTAGGGAGATATCAACATCTAGCACTATAAATTGGGAAGAGTTTTATCACTGTAAAGTGCCTCTGTCCAAAGTTCTAGGTGTTGTGTCTGCCTTATCACCAAGGCAAAAGTGGGAAGGTAACTTAAAGATAGCTGAGAAAAAGATTAGGACTGGAGATTGTGGTGCTATAACTCAATTCAAGACTAAAGCTAATCAAGTTATATTCTCTGATGGTCATGCCAGTGAGATATGGGATATTCTGAATGGCAACAAGACTCAGAATTTTTTCATGAACCTTTTATACCCAGATGATAAGCGATATGTGACAGTTGATAGGCATGCACTTAGTATTGCACTAGGTCGCACATGCACTGATAAAGAACAGTCACTCACAGATATTCAGTATGAGTTTTTTGCTGAATGTTACAAGGAGGTTGCCAGAGATTTGGATTTAGTCCCTAACTTTGTACAATCAATCACATGGCAAGCGTGGAGACGTTTGCATAACATAAACTAAGGAGATATATGACCAAAAAGCCAATAGAAATATGGGTTTGCTCAGACGATGAGGGCAACAGGATGATGGAGTTTCTTTTTGAGGAGGATGCCAGAGAGTATGCCATGAAATACAATTTAACAGTGGGATGGGAGGAGAGCAATGAAAATGTCTTTATCAATGAAGCATAAACTTGAACATCATTTTGATGAGCAAGAAGCCTTGAAAGAAGCACTAGAAAGAGATGATGAACACGAGGAGTCATGGGTTTGCATCGACAAACTATCCAAGAAAGAAAAACTAGCTTTGTTAAGAAGGGGGAGTGAGTGATGGCAAACCCTAACGATAATAAAAATGCTTATCATCAAGCATTACAAATTAACAGAGATTTAAAAAAGAAACTTGATAAATCTTTTACTATTGATGAGATAAAAGATGTATGGTTTTCTATTTATAATGGAGAATGTAATGTTCCCGATTTCTTTGATGAACTAGAACAACGATTAAAATAAAGGGAGCTGCCAATGAGTAGAGGAGTAGAAGATATTTATGTACTCTCTGATGGTAGTGAGACTACTGTTAGAGAAGTACAAGAACGCACAGGATTGTCAAGAGTTGGTGCTTGGCGAAGACTGTCAGTCATTGATGATATAGATATTATTTTTTTAAAGTCAGGTGATATACGCAATCCCGGATATACAAAGCTAGAATGGATAAGCGAGCCTGTAAAGATTGCTTGGGGTACACCAATAAACCCTGAGTATTTAGATGGTGTTGTCAATGGCAACACCATGACAGATAGGAATGGCAAAGTCATGACCTATGGTGAAAGAGTTGCACTCTTGCGATACAGAAACAAGCTAAGACAGAAGTGGCGTGATGAGTCAACAACTATAATTAATAAAGATATGGGAGAATAAAATGAAAGTATCAAAAGCAATAGAACAATTACAAAAATACTATAGTCCGGAAGATGAGATAGCTATAGATTGGGCTGACCATGAGCAGTTTAATGGTGATGGTCAAACATCTCTAAGCGACTGGCATTTAGCTCTTGATTTAATGGATAGAGGTGATAGCATTATTGATATGGATTGGGTAGAACATTGTGTTTATACCGCAACAAGCAAGGAGGGAATAATTTAATGGCATATATTAACGTAGATACAGACATAAGATATTACACAGACCGGCTTGAAGAGAAGATAGACTCTATGGAAGAGCAGGTTAAAGAATTGCAAGAAGCAATACACATAATAAGTACATCTCTAAACTTAACTGAGGAGATGCTACGGATTATAAGTGATAGGGTAGGTTTACAGGAATGAAAGCACTAACAGACTACATGCATTACTTGGAAGAGTGTGCTGAAAAGCGTTTGAAATTAGACGAAGAGCTGAAGGATGTGAAAGACCAAGAGTCCTTGGATGCTTTTCTTTTAAAGGTAGAGGGCATGAAGCCTATGTATGAGAAACTAAAAGTCCTAGAGGATAGGATACACACAAGGAGAAAAAAATGACATCATATAGAGAGATACGCAACATCGCTAACAACTCGTATCAAGAGATACTTGTTTATCTTATAGAGAATGACATGCTTACTGATATAAATTCAGACACAACTGACATAATAGAATGTTTTCATATTGATGTGCCAGAACTTATAAAAGAATTGCAACAATCAGCAGGACAGGGCATAGAAACTGATGATATAATAGAGCATTTAGAGATATACTTTGATATTAATGAGGAGGAAACCGATGAAGATTAAAGATTACATGATGTGGTGCGAGGAAGAGGGACATACAGATGAGTATGGCAATGTTGTTTCTATGGAATGGGCCAGTGAGTACATGAAGACCAAAGAATATGAGAGAGAACACATACAATTCAGTCAGATGCTGCTCGATGATGCAATAAAAGCAAGCAAGAGAAGGTCAGAATTAAATACTTCGGACTGGACACCAGACATACCTAAGTAACACCTATATTTGTATGCTATACTATTGCTCTTAGACAAACTAAGATTACCTATGATGTACAAGTTGTTAGTAGTAAGTAGTGAATACTAGGTATACTTAGATGTCTAAGATAGCACTAGTATCACTAAGATGTGCAACAGTTTTTCCTATATTTTTCTGTTGCACTCCTTAGTGGTACTAACCGCTAATAAGAGCCACGATATGTGGCATTGATGTTAACTATAAAGGAGATGTGTATGTCAGAAGCTATGACATTAACCGGTAAGGTGGTATTCAACCATGTTACTAAGCCAGACAACTACAAAGGTACGGAGAGATATGCTCTCACCATTGCTTTGGATAAGTCTGGAAAGAAACTTGCTGAGAAGGCAGGTCTTAAAACCAGTGAGTACGAAGGTAACACACAAGTCACTGCAAGACGCAAGATAGAGTTTGACCTACCAAGGATTTACAATAGAGACAAGGAACTGGTAGATGTTGGACACCTATCTCTGTATGGAGACCAAGTAACAATGAAGGTCAAGCAAGGAAAGGGAGACTACAGTGGATATACTTATCTTGAGGCTATTCGTGTAGATGAGAAGGCAGAAGGTGTTGAAGATTACCAAGATGGTGAATTTTAAATAGCTAACTAGCAATACTCAAAGGGCATCTTCGGATGCCCTGTTTACTTTATAAGAGAGGAGAAAATATGGATAACAAATTGCTCCACAAAGAGCAGTGCCCTACCTGTGCAAACAGCGGTGGTGATACAGGTAAGGACAACATGGCTGTCTATTCAGATGGCCAGACACATTGCTTTTCGTGTGGAGAACATGGATTTAGTGAGCATCCACCCGGCCCACTAACCAATCCGGATTACCCTGCCCACCCAAAGACTGAAATTAACCCGGTTAAAAACGACTGGCAAACAGAGTACCGAGGTGATTTCTATAGCTTGCCGGATAGGAAGCTCAGAGCTGAGACACTGGAGAAGTTTAAGGTGAAAGCAGAGAAGGATAAGGATGGCAAGGTAATCAAGCACCACTACCCATACCACAATCAGAAGGGTGATATGGTGGGTATAAAGACCAGACTTGTAAGCAACAAAAGATTCTTTGCTACTGGTGACACCAGCAAGGGTAACAAACTGTTCGGTCAGGATTTGTTTAGACCGGGAGGTAAGTTTGTTACTGTATGTGAGGGTGAGCTAGATGCTATGTCTTGCTATGAGATGTTTGGCTCTAAGTACACTCATGTATCTGTCAACAATGGTTCTAACTGCGTGGATAATATCAAGGCTAACATAGAATGGTTGGATTCTTTTGAGACTGTGATACTCTGTTTTGATAGTGATGAGGCAGGCCGTAGTGCTGCAAAAAAGATAGCACCCATACTAGGTCCTAACAAATGTAAGATACTGACACTAGCCAAGCACAAGGATGCTAGTGATTACCTCATGAAGAATGATGGTAAGGCTTTCATTGAGGAGTGGTGGCAGGATGCTAAACCATTTACTGTATCAGGAGTAGCAACACTTGAGGATATGCACAATGCTATGCTACACTATAAGGACACTGAGCTGATACCATTGCCTGATTCATTCGGCAACCTCAACACCATGATGCGTGGTGGTGTGGCTAGAGGTGAGCTGGTGTCTATCATTGCACACACCAGTATAGGTAAAACTACCATACTCAATGAGTTGATATACCACTTCGCAGTCAACACCAAGGAAAAGATAGGTTGCTTTATGGTTGAGGATAACATAGATGAGACCATCAGGAAGGTAGTTAGTGTACACACTGGTGAGAATATGCAGTTGACCAAGCCAAATGATTTGAATGTGGATAATATAATGAGCGAGGCTATAGACATAGGATTTGCCTCAAAGATACAACTGCATAATGATGGTGGTGGTAGTGTAGATTTAGAAGAAATGTTTTCTAAGATAAGATACTTCATTAAAGGTATAGGATGTAGTGTAATATTGGTAGACCCATTGCACACTGCAATAAAGAATTTATCTAATGAGAACATTGAGGAAGTTATGGACAGATTTATCAAGCTATGTAAGGAGACCAAGGCAACTGTGATACTGAGTACGCACACTAGAAAGCCTGATGATGGTGGACACCCACATAAGATATGTGAGTATGATGTCAAGGGCAGTGGTGCTATACCACAGGCTTGTCACACCAACATACTATTCTCAAGAGATAAGCTGGCAGAGGATGATTACACAAGGAACTCCACACGCATTCGTGTCCCGAAAATGAGAAGGACTGGACAGACTGGCGAGGCAGGATGGACACACTTCAATGGAGTTACCGGGAGACTGGAGAAGGGTGAAGACCCAAGCATAGGACATGGTGATGAGGACTTTTAGTTGCGACATAGAAACTGATGGTATTGATGCTAGTATTGTATGGTGTATAGCAGTGCAGAACATGGAGTCAAAACAAATCATTACTTTCTCTGGTCCTTGTCTTAATTTATTTAAGCCTTGGATGGAATCAGAGGCTGATTGTCTTGTGTTTCACAATGGCATTGGCTTTGATGTTCCTGTGCTAGAACAAATCCTTAACATAGATTTTAGTTGTGTTAAGGTAGAGGACACCATGGTGCTTAGTCAGTTGGATAAGCCAAGGAGAGATGGTGGACATTCGCTGGCTTCTTGGGGTGAGCGTCTTGGCTTTGATAAGGGAGACCACAGTGACTGGTCTAAGTTTAGTATGGAGATGTTAGACTATTGTATAAGAGATACAGAGATAACAACTAAACTATACAGACACCTGTTGCTCAAGGAACTTAGCCAAGATGCCAAGAGGTTAGAGTACGACACACGCAAGCACTGTAGCTTGCAAGAAAAAACTGGTTGGCACTTTGATTTGCAAGGTGCTATAGGATTGCTTCAAGATATTAATGGAGACCTTAGACATGCAGAGGAGCAGGTACACCAGTCCTTTGCACCACTACCAGTGTGGAAGTCTAAGAAACCAGTAGCTAATAGGTTTACTAAGGACAACAAACGGAGTAAGCATTATCAAACAGAGGTTGACCTTGGTTGTTACACTAATGATGATGGAGACTACGGCTACTGGATTTACCCAGAGCTTAACCTAGGTAGCAGGCAGCAGGTAGGCAGACACCTTATGCATTATGGTTGGAAACCTGCTATCTTTACTGATACAGGACAACCTAAGATTGATGAGAGTACACTCAAGGATGTTGACATACCAGAGGCTAAAGTAATAGCTAGATTTCTTATGTTGCAGAAGAGACAGGGACAGGTGAGTAGCTGGATAGATGAGTACAACCACGATACAAGAAGAATACACTGTCGTGTACACACTATGGGTACTGTAACACACAGGATGTCTAGCAGTAATCCCAACCTGCAACAAGTAACTGCCAGCAACAAGGAGTACGGACAGGAGATGCGTGGTTTGTTTACTGTGCCTAATGGCAAGGTAATTGTAGGTGCTGACCTTTCCGGATTAGAACTCAGGTGTCTCGCCCACTACATGAAAGATGCTTCATATACAGAAGAGATACTCAGTGGTGACATCCACACTGCAAATCAAAAAGCATCAGGACTTAGCACCAGAGATGAGTCAAAGCGTTTCATCTATGCTTACCTGTATGGAGGTGGTGATGCACTGATAGGTAACATATGTGGTGGTGGTAAAACACTAGGCAAAAAGATTAAGGAACAATTCCTAGCCAACACACCAGCACTTGCCACATTAAGAAAGAAGATAGAGATGGCATCTAAGAAGGGCTGGATTAAAACATTGGATGGTCGCAAGGTGTATGTGCGTAGCCCACATTCAGCACTCAACTTTTTACTTCAGAGTGCAGGTTCTATCATAGCTAAGAGAGCTTGGGTTATATTCCACACTCTTGCAAAAGACTATGACTACAAACAACTCGGTGTTATACATGATGAGATACAGATAGAGTGTGACCCCGAAGATGCAGATTCAATAGGACATCTAGTGGTACAGGCCATGGAAGAGACCACTGGCTATTACAAACTCAACTGCCCCATAACTGGTGAATACAAAGTTGGTAAAAGCTGGAATGAAACACACTAATTAGGGTAAAATACTACATTAAATTTTAAGAAGAGAGGAGAAGACAATGAAGTCTATAAACACAGTGATACCTGACATCTATAATGTCATGAAGTCAAAGGATTATTCTGGAGACTTAAACTCAATTGCTATGCAAGCAGGCAGAGAAGTTGAGGAAGCAATCAAGGATGCATTTACACCTAGAGAAGACAATCGTAATCTAAGGATGTCAGGCATAGGAAGATGTGAAAGAGCACAGTGGTACAACTACCATGGACACACCCCCGAACCAATAAAGGGTGAGGTATACCTTACTTTTTTACAAGGGCATGTTCTTGAAGCAGTGCTTGTTGCACTTGTTAAATTGTCTGGTCATGAGATTACAGAGCAACAGAAGAAACATACAGTCAAGGGTATTAACGGCTCACAAGACTGCACTATAGATGGTGAACTGGTAGATATAAAAACTGCTAGTGCATGGTCTTGGGAAAATAAGTTTAAAGAGAATGGCATTGATGGTGATGCCTTTGGATATATCAAACAACTGTCTGCTTACGGCAAGACAGACAAGAGAAAGAAAGGATATTTTCTAGCTTTAAACAAAAACAAATCAACACTTAAGTTGTGTGAACAAGAGCTTGAACAAGACATTGACAACTACATTGTTGGTTTAAAAGAGAAGATGGAACTAAACAAACCACCCATGAGATTAGCCAATGCTACTACTTGGAATAAATCCAAGACAGAAGAAAAGCTATGCATGACTTGTTCATTCTGTGGATTTAAAGAGGATTGTTTTGGCAAAGGAAACTTAGATGCCAGACCAATACCTTCTGGAAAAATAACTAACTACTATGTAATTGGAGCTGACTTTTGAAACAACTTCCTGAATTAAAAGCATACATTGCTGCAACATTTGATGTGTGCTTGATATGTGATGAGCTAGAGATAGAACCTGAAGAACTGCTTAACGCATTTGAAGGAAAGCTGATTGAAAAACAAGATAGATTTTTAGAAGATTTTGAGGAGAACGAATGGAATACTTAATGTTAAGTTTTGGACTGGTGTTTGCTGGTGCAGTTGCAATATACTTTGCACACAAGCAAGCATACAACAAAGGAATTACTGATGCGGTGCTAATGCACAGGCAGGGCAGGTTAAGATACAAAGATTATGATGATGATAATGGAGACCCTATGGTTGACATACAAATTGACCCAATGGAGGAAGAATGAACGAGTTACCAAGTGATTACCAAAACTTTATAGCACTAAGCAGGTACGCTAGGTGGCTACCTGATAAGAAGAGAAGAGAGACGTGGCAAGAGACTGTTGCTAGATACTTTGATTTTATGGAAGAACACCTTAAAGAAAACACTGAGCAAGAGTTGTTGCCAAAAACTAGAAAGATGTTAGAAAAAGCAGTGCTTAATCTTGAGGTTATGCCAAGCATGAGAGCACTCATGACTGCAGGCAAAGCCTTAAAAGAAAATAACATAGCTGGTTACAACTGTGCTTATCTAAGTGTTGACCACTGGAAAGCATTTGATGAATGCTTGTATGTTCTAATGCATGGTACTGGTGTAGGCTTTAGTGTTGAACGACAGTTTGTTAGAAAGCTACCAGATGTACCAGAAAAATTACTTGATGTAGATGATATTATAGTAGTTCAGGATTCTAAAGAAGGTTGGCAGTCTGCGTTCCGTAAACTAATTACATACTTGTATGATGGTGAGATGCCTAAGTGGGACTTTTCTAAAGTAAGGCCAAAAGGTGCAAGGTTAAGTACCTTTGGTGGTAGAGCCAGTGGACCAGAACCTCTTGTTGACTTGTTTAATTTCTCTACTAACCTATTTAAAGATGCAGTAGGTCGTAAGCTAACTAGCTATGAATGCCATAGAATGATGTGTAAGATAGCAGAGGTAGTAGTAGTAGGTGGTGTGCGTAGGTCAGCACTCATCTCACTATCCAACCTAACTGATGAACGTATGCGTAGTGCAAAGTCTGGACAGTGGTGGTCAGACACACCAGAGATGGCACTAAGTAACAACAGTGTGTGCTACACAGAGAAACCAGACATTGGTATCTTCATGAAAGAATGGACATCTCTATATGAATCTAAATCAGGTGAGCGTGGTATCTTTAATAGAGAAGCAGCCACTAAATTAGTAGAGTCAATAGGAAGAAGAGATAGCAACCATCAGTTTGGTTGTAATCCATGTAGTGAAATAATCCTGAGAGATGGTCAATTTTGCAACTTAACAGAGGTAGTGGTCAGAGCAGAAGACACACAGAAAGATATACTCCGTAAGGTAAAATTAGCCACCATACTGGGGACATTTCAAGCTAGTCTTACGGACATAAAAAGACTTAGACCAAAGTGGGTGCAAAATACTAAAGAAGAAGCACTGCTTGGTGTTAGTCTTACAGGAATTATGGACAATGCTTTTATGAGCAGAAGTGAAGTAACCAGAGGACACTATGGTAAGAGAAGTTTGCCTGACTTTTTATCAGACTTGAAGAAAGAATCAGTCAAGGTAAATAAAGAGTGGGCAGAGATGCTAGGGATTAGTCAAGCCACTGCTACTACTGCTATCAAACCTAGTGGTACAGTCAGCCAGTTAGTTGACAGTGCTAGTGGCATACATAGTAGACACAATGATTATTATATAAGAAGAGTAAGAGCAGACACTAAAGACCCTATCGCACAACTTATGGAAGACCAAGGCATACCTTGTGAAGTTGATGTCATGAAGCCTAACAGTGTCAAAGTCTTTGCATTTCCAATGAAAGCACCAGAGGGTGCAGTTCTTAGAGACGATAGGACTGCAATAGAACAACTAGAACTTTGGTTAACATACCAGAGATACTACTGTGAGCACAAGCCTAGTGTTACTGTAAGTGTGAGAGAACATGAATGGATGGATGTAGGGGCTTGGGTGTATAAACACTTTGATGAAATGAGTGGTGTCTCTTTCTTACCACACTCAGACCACTCCTATCAGCAAGCACCTTATGAAGACTGCAGTGCAGATGTTTATGAAGAGCTACTTAGTAAGATGCCTGAGTCAGTAGACTGGGATTTAATTAGTGAGTATGAGTTAACAGACATGACAGTAGGAACTAAGACACTTGCCTGTACCGGAAGTATCTGTGAGTTAGTTGACTTAGTTGAAGAAGAAAGGGAGATAGAATGATAGGGACTGTGTTGCTAATACTGGCACTTCAGATAGTTATTATTAAGCTAGGAGAATAGTATGAGGAGATTGTTAAAGAGAGCTGTTATATACTTTGCGTTTATATCAGCTATGATTTCTGCAGGTTGTCTAGTGTACATTGTTATGTGGCTAGATGCTCTCAGGAAAGGATGGCTTGTATAGCCAATGTTAAATAATAAAGGAGTAAGTATGTTAGATAAGATAATGAAAGGAGCTGATGGTGCAATAGACGTTGGCATTAAACTAATAAGTTTATCAATTATATTACAGGTTATCTTCGGCTCGAAGGTAGCATTCCTAACTGGAGATGTAATTAGTTCTATACTTAATATAGTATGGACACTTGGTAATGCTGGGCTGGCAGGAATTATTGCTGCTGCTATTATTTGGAAACTACTTGACAAAGATATAATGAGTGGAGACAAGTAAGCCAACTAAAAAAGCTAGTGGTCTTGTTCAACTGGACAGGACTGCTAGACTTTATCAAGAATTAAAAAAAAAGAAATCTAAACCAAGAGACTTATGGAGGAGGGATTGGAACAAATGACAGAAGATATAGTGAACTCGCCCAACCACTACACAAAGGGCAAGATAGAAGTTATAGATTTTATAATAGACCAGAAGATGAACTACCTAACTGCTTCAGCAATCAAATACCTATGTCGCTGGGAACACAAACACAAAGGTGAAGGACAGATTGAAGACTTAAGGAAGGCTAGGTTCTTTATTGAAAGGCAGATAGAGGAGCTACTTAAATGATTACCTTTCCAATAGCACCAGTAGTGGCTAGCAGAGCAAGAGTTACACGATGGTCTACATACTTTCCAAAGAAGTACACTCAGTTTAAAAAAGAATTTGCAGAGCTTCTTCAAGAATACAAAGCTACATCAACAACAGATTTGATTTATGTTAAGTTAGATTTTTATGTGCAATTGCCTAAACATATGTCCAAGAAAAAGAAAGCAGAGAAAGAAGGCAAGCACTGTGATAACAATGCAGACTTAGACAACTACGTCAAAGCTACATTAGATAGTTTGGAAGGTAAGTATTATGATAACGACAACCAGATAGCCATGATTAGAGCAAGAAAATACTGGTCTGATAGTGGTAGAATTGAATTCAAAATGGAGAAGCTATGTCACTAAACAAAAGTAAGGACATAAAAGAATTAAAAAAGTTTGACGTTGACCTAGAGTTTGGTCAGCAGTGGGAAGAGTACATTGATGATATGTTTTCAGGTGCTAAGAAGTGTGAAGTTAAAACGGAGAGGGACACATGGGCCAGAACAGGAAACATATGTATAGAGAGCGAGAGCTATGGCAAGCCAAGCGGAATAGAAGTAACTGAGGCCGACCTATGGGTACACAATCTAACTGTTAACAATGAGCTAGTGTGTAGTCTTGTATTTCCAGTAGACAAGCTAAAAGAAATACTACCACAATTACCTAACAAAAAAGTAATGGGTGGAGACAACAACGCAAGTAAGTTACAACTAGTAAACCTAGTAAAACTTATGGCTTTGCTTTCTTCTTAGGTTTATAAATATTATTCTTATCAGACTGAGCTAATAGCTTTGTCATTTTCATTTCAAGTGCCGGTGCTTTGTTATCTTCTTTGTACATTTTATTGTACTCATTAAAGTTCGGCACTATTTGTGTTCCACATCCCATACTAATCCTCGTCTATTAAATCACCAAG